CAATCGGTTCGTATGAATAAGTGAGCCTTTTGTAGTCTTTTGTAGTTCCGGTTTAGAACTTTCTTTTGTAGTTTCTTTTTTTCTTCGCTCGCGCGTGTTTTGTAGTTTTGGATTTTGTTTTGTAGTTCCGTTTTTGGTTTTTGTTTTGTAGTTCTTTTTTTGGATTTTGTTTTGTAGTTCTTTTTTCGGTGCAAAAAACTCACCGATGTTTTGTAGTTCCGGTGCAAAAAACTCACCGATGCAAAAAAGTTACCGAGTGTTGTAAAACTCACCCGATGCAAATAAGTTAGTGTTCAGATTACCGGAATCCGGTAAAATCTGAAAAAGAGGCGACTGCTCGTCCGCTCAAAACTACAAAACAAAAAACCCCTCAAAACCCCTCAAATTAGGCTGGAATCGCAGTTCTCGCGTCCCGCTTAAGTGCGTCAAAAGTGCGAAAAGGTTGGAACTAAAACCGCCGATTCATCGAAATTACCGGAATCCGAAGCAGTTCGCAGTAGTGCGATTACGAAGTGCCACAGGCTCGCAGTATAGCGATTATGAAAATACAAAACGCTCATAAGCGGAGGCCGCTCATGCGCATTACATGATGGAGTTCAAACCCCTGATTAGTGAGGCCGAAATGAAGAACGCCTCCGACGGAGGTATCAGCACGATACCTCTTGCGGAGTTCTCCGAGTGGTATGCTCGGAACGGTGATGCAGCAATGCTGAACCAAAGCGGGGAGGCTTACGCCTCACCCGCTAACAGGATACGGTGGGGATTGCCGAAGGTGGTAGTTCCCTTCGTCCCGCTTGGCTGGCTGGCCTCTGATGAGAACCCAGCCGACCGCGCCGGAATGCTCGACGGAGTAGCGCGGCTCAATGTGTATAACCTCGATGATAAATCGAGAATCGTCAACCCTTCGGTGGATGAGGCCCACCACCTACGCAGCACAACCCAAGACCTGACGACAGCCGTGCGAGAACTCGGCTCATGCGGCGATGCGGCTTGCTGGGTTCATCCCATCCACCGCACGACAACCTGCGGTTGCTGCCAGCCGTCCGGCTGCTACGCCGAGACTGGCGACATAGGCACAGCACACCACCGCAAAGTATGTTCAGGACTGTGGAACACCAAGAAAACCGCCATTCTCGGCGTTCAGTTCTCCGGCACACCACACGCCCGACTTGTAATCGCCTTGACTCGCACCCTCGGCCAGCGTTCCGGCGCTGGGAAGAGTGGCGGGTCGAAGTTGATTGCGATTCGCTACGCTACCACCTGCCGAACTGAAGCGGGCGGCTGTGGGCGCTCGACCTGCTGGGGTGTCTGTGGCACAGACAACCACATGAGATTCACGATAGTGATGAGTCAGAAGGGCCGCACTCTTGTGGGCCTCGACCCTCGACGCAGCGATTACGATGAGGTCATCCACCTGCTGACTCAGGCACTCGGTGGCGTGCCTCCGGTCATCAGCGACTCGCCGTTCTCGGCGACTGCCTGAGTTATTCCTCAGGACGAAAAAAGTGGGGGCAGCGACGGCTGCTCCCACTCCCTCAAGTGGGGGGGATGTGGGTTGCATCCCCCCAACCCACCCTCGGCGCTTAGACGGCGCTCCCAGCGCTCAGAATCGGGTGCTGGGGTTTTGGATTCGGATTCGCCCGCCAAAACTTTCCGTTTTCACAAGTGCGCACCAGCCTACCATGACGCACATTACACTACATTTTTTTGAAATTATTTTTCTGATATTTTCCACTCGCGTATCATAGAATGAAGGCTGTTGTTCCAAGTGTAGCGTTCCTCAAGACAAGGGCGCAGTTCCCGCATATACCTAAACACAGAACTCGGATAAACGGGAGTCCAGCGAATAGGAACCCCCTTGTTGATATTACGACAGATTTCATTCGTGGCACGCCAGTTATCAAAGAAGCCTTCGCCCATTAACTGCTTCACAATATGACGATACAACTTTTTCCTCGGAAGTGGCCCCGCCATCAAAACCCACTCCTGTTGATTACCTTTCCGCCAATGCCCGACCGTCTGCGGGACAAACCTCTCGTCTTTCCACCCATCCACTCGCCACCCGTCATCGTTTTCATAACTACGGGCATATCAGGAATGTTATAGACGAACTGGTCGATAGCATGAGCAAAGGCCATAACACAATCATTGTGTCGGCCCAAATCCACAATTAGGCCATCGCGCCAAGCATGAGTCTTCAACTCATCAATAATAAGATTCACCATACGGCGAGACTCGTCGTCGCCAAAAGGAAACGCTACCATCTCTCGCTCAAACCAAACTCTAAGCCTATTCAACAAACCCTGTTTCAAGGTTCTATTACCTACCTTGCTCGGTCTGTAATCAACGACTGCACCCTTCTGCTGTATCAACGCATCATACATCTGTTGAAAGCCTACATCTTCAGCAGCAATAGCAGCGCCATATCGCTTTGCCCATTCTATGAGAACATCAGTTTGCTTCGCTGGGGGGAAATCATTACGCCGCCACATATTGACGAAGTGAATGAACCCGTCGTCGTCTTGCCTAAGAACGATGAGAACCGTATAGTCTTGTCCCAATCCATGTGAGGGGTCAAAACCAATTACATATCGGTTGTTATCCAGTTTTTCTTTCTGTATAATAGTATCAAGGTCAAGATGCTTACGAACAAGATTCTGAGGATAAACAGCAGAATCGTCATCAACAATCCTACATAAGAACTCCTGTGCGAACTCTAAATCGCCTATGGCTGCTCGTTGTTCTAAGAGATACTTAATACTACGATGAGCGGGCCAAAGGGCTACCGGCGTTACCGTTTCCTCATTCGCCCTCCATTCATCATAGTTCTTTATAGAAGTCCAAATACCTGTCTTCCAAATACTGTTCTCAAGCATTTCAGTATGGTATAGGTCAGTCATAGACATTGGCGTTCCAACCACATACAAAGAAGAGTTTGGGTCAAGCATAGGAGTAATCGCCTTTCTGAACCATTGTTGTAAGGTGCGAGGACTCATATCATCACTATCTACTAACACATCGTCAAAGGCGACGCAAGCAGGATGCTCACCACGAATTGCAGAACCAACCGAAGTAGCCATAATCCAAGAGCCATTAGTGAAATGCACTTCAGTTTTATTGCCCTTCTTCGGGTCAAGATACCTTGATAATTGAGGATGGCGCTTCATGTCCTCGCGGATTTCCTGTAGTCGTCTAATGGCCGTATCCTTACTTGCTGAAATTAACCAGCAGGTAAAGGGCCTGTCGTTATTCCATTTTTCAAAAAGACATTGATGAAGTAGTTTAACCCTAAGAGTAGTGGATTTACTGTGGCCGCGAGGTGCAATGATACACACCCGATGAACTTCTGCGCCTTTTCTCTCACTATACATATCCATCCATTCTTCAATGTGTTCGCCCCAAGTATAACCAAGCCACTCGTAAAAATACCTAACTGACCTACGCGACCTTTCCATCGCCAAATCCTGCTTCAAACTCATATTGGTCGCAACTCCTTCTTCCCGCAATAAGGACAAATCCTACTTACGGCTTTAATCATTTGCATTCGTGGCGCTTCCCAACCACACCAATTACATTTTGCCGCAGTCCAATTACTCGTCATCGTGCATCACCGGAGCAAACAGACTTCCTATCAGGCCCATTTCCTTATCAATCATATACGCAGACAAACCAGCACGGGCCATCACATAGCCGTTGCGTGCGTGGTATCTATCTTCACCAGCAAGACTCGGTAATTGAACTATCAAGCAGCCACCCATCTCGCGCATTTGCTGATGGTGTAAATGACCATGAAACCACAGATGATTAGTGGTTTGGCCCCAATCCTTTCTCGCTTCGTGGGCCATTAGCATTGAAAGTCTGTTCATTACCTTACCGTCACCATGTGTAAATCCAATCAGATTATTTCCGTAGGCAATATACTGACGAACATGGGGGCTTACAACAACATTAATATCATCGCAATCCCTATAGTATGCCTCCAAGTAAAGCATGAGCATGATACTCGTATGCTTATCGTGATTACCACCCATAAACACAAGTTCAACATCGGATACAGTTCTCAATAAATCAATGTGTTGTCGTGCAAGGTCGCAACCCTCCATGAGTATTTGAGCGGGAGTAGCGGCCAAATCTTGCGCAGTTCCTTTTGTAGTAGTCCCTATATCGTTATCAACATGAAACCAATCAGAACCTATACCGACATAGAACTTATCGGGCTTACTCGGAAGTCTCGCCAATAATTCTTCTGTTTTATCCAATACGCGCTCACGCGCCTCAGTTAAGTTGTAAGTCGTGCCTACTTCATCAATCCAACCATATTTACCAAAGTGCAGGTCTGTAGGGGAAAGAACTACTGCGTATTCCGTGCCAATTTTCATATTACGGCTTTTTACTGCTGCTGGCTTATGCCCGCTTAATATCTCAAAGAAAGAATCAGCAAGGCTTTCACGAAGTATCGTATATTGTGCTGCGTCCCTCTCTATCTTCTTCCACTTCTTCCTCTCGGCCTTCTGTAGAATCTCCACCTTGCGAATATCCAAGAATCGTTCCACCATATCGTCAAGCGTATGCTCAATCACTTCTTCATCGGTGAAAGGCTGCATACCATGCTTCCATTTATTAACTCTGATATATTCGCTCATTATGGCTGCGGGCATCTCAAACTCGCGGGCCATTTCATCAACGGTAAGACCCCCGCCAATTTGTGCGTATGATTCTTTCATCGCTCTGTGTTTTTCGCCCTCGATGATAACAAGGCCGTCGGCAATATCCAACATCACAATGTAATTATCATTGGATGAATCATAATAGACCTTAGTGGTGGTCAAGCGTGCCCTTTCATCAGCATCGAACTTACGAAAGGTGTTGCCCTTGTCCGTCCATCTGTTTATAGCCTGTCGCCAAGCATGAATGCTTCGCTTAGGCTCTATGCTGTGCAAAAATCCCGCAAACTCCATTGTGGAGCCGAAATGTCGGTCTTGTGCAAACTTCTCTATTAGTTCGATACCACCTGAGTAGTTTCCCATGATTAACAGGGGTATAGGGAGTGTTATAATCATTACGCCCCCCTATTATTTTCATTCATTTGC